AATTTTCTCACCCCCATTAATCTAAATGGTCTTGAACTTCAAGATGCATCGATTCAAGGTAAAACTACCTCTGCAATCAACGCAATCACCCCTACCAGCGGGGGTCGAATCTACTTCGACAGCCAGACTAATGCTCTAAAGCTTTACAACGGTTCAGCTTGGGTATCTATCGCCACAGGTGGTAGCACATTCACTCTTGGTAGCACCTCGATTTCTATCGGTGGAACTACAACTACAGTAGCAGGTTTGACCCTTTCAGGCCCTACATTTAGCGGTACTATTACTACGCCACTTACCACTGCCGGTTATGTAACTAATAATGGTAGCGGTGTACTCGGCTCAGTTGCAACAATCCCAAACAATGGCCTAACTAACTCAACTATTTCTGGTATTTCGCTAGGTAGCAACCTAGCTACTTTGACAATTGGAACTGGTCTATCAGGTACCTCATATAACGGTAGCACAGGTGTTACTATTGCTCTTGCTTCAAACTATGGTGACACTCAGAACCCTTACGCTTCAAAGACTGCCAACACTTTCCTCGCTGCTCCAAACGGTTCTAGCGGTGCACCTACATTCCGAGCCATTGTTGCGGCCGATGTACCATCACTTGGAAACATCACCAACGCCGGTGCTATCGGATCAACAACTGGCTTAGTTGTATCTACTACTACTTCCGGTGTTCTTACTGCATCTTCCGCACTTCCTAACGGAACTACCGCTACTACCCAAACTGCAGCAGACAACACTACAAAAGTTGCAACCACAGCGTATGTAGATACAGCCGTTGCTAACGGACAAGCTGGATTCAACGTTCACGGAGCTGTTTTAGCTGCATCTACCACAAACATTACTGGAACCTACACCAACGGTAGCTCTGACCAATCACAAGGTACAGGTATTGGTGCAACATTTGTATTTACCGCAGCAACTATAGACGGTGTAACCCTAACTTCAGGTATGCGCGTTCTTTTAAAGAACCAGACCACTCAAACTCAAAACGGTATTTATTCTGTAACTAACATAGCTGCAAACATTACACTTACCCGTACTGCAGACTTTGATAACAGCATTGCTGGTGAAATCTTTAATGGTGACTTGGTCTATGTTGGCGGTACAGGCGGACAAGCTGGTACCACATGGGTAATGAACGCAACTGGAACCGCCACTACCCCAACTGGTGCAATTAGAATCGGCACCGACAACATCACTTGGGCTCAGTTCGCTGGTGCTGGAGTTTTAACTGCTTCAAATGGTGTAAGCATAACTGGAAACGCAATTGCTGGTGTAAACGCAACCACAACCGCAGTCGGTGTGGCTATGTTCCCAGCAGCACAGTTTACTGTAGCTGCAAATGCTGCAGTATCTGTTACAAATCTAGCAGCGTCAGTTGTTACAAGCGGTACACTCTCTGCTGCTCGTGGTGGTACAGGTGTAGACAACACAGGTAAGAGTATCACCCTTGGTGGAAACTTCACAACCTCAGGTGCACATGCTACAACTTTAACTACAACTGGCACTACAACCTTAACGCTACCTACCACAGGAACTTTAGCTACTCTTGCTGGCTCAGAAGCTCTAACAGGTAAAACCTACAACGGTCTTACAGTTACCACCACCACTGGAACTCTAACCCTAGTAAACGGAAGCACACTCGCTACCGCAGGTGCGTTCTCTACAACGCTTACTGCTACAGCAACTACTAACGTAACTCTTCCTACAAGCGGAACTCTACTTACTACTACTGGTTCAGGCTCGTCCCTAACCTTTGGTACAGGCACACTAAGCCTTGCTGGAAACGTTACCCACGCTGGCTCATTTACTCAATCATTTACAGCAACTGGTAATACTTCGGTTACGCTGCCTACTTCTGGAACACTTGCCACCCTTGCTGGCTCAGAAGCTCTAACTAACAAAACTTACAACGGTCTTACTATTAGCGGTAGCGCAGGTACACTGACTATCCCGACAGGTTCAACACTTATTACTGCCGGTGCGTTTTCTACTACTCTTACTGCAACCGCAACCACAGCTCTAACTCTACCTACCACAGGTACGCTTGCAACGCGTGCTGGATCAGAGGCACTAACTAACAAGACAGTAAATGGTCTTACCCTAACTGCAGCAAGCACTGGATTCACTGTTGCAGGTGGTACTACAAGTAAGACCCTGACTGTAAACAACACACTTGCTTTCTCAGGTACCGACTCGACCACAATGACGTTCCCTGGAACTTCAGCAACTATCGCTAGAATAGATGCCGCACAGACGTTTACTGGTACACAAACATTTAGCACTATTTCTGGTGCAACTACACTAACATTACTTGCCGCTGGAGCAGCCGGCGCAGGTAACGCGCTGTCTATTACTGGTGGTGCTTCTACCAATACCACAGGTTTAGCTGGTGGTGCAATAACCATTACTGGTGGTGCGGCTACTTCCGGTACTAGCACAAACACTGGTGGTTCAGTGACAATCGCAGGTGGTGCGTCAAATACATCTAACGGTGTTGGCGGTTCTGTTGCAATTAACGGTGGTTCGGGAAGTACTGGGCAGAATGGTGTTGTAACAATTGGTGGAACAACCACTTCTCAAGTCACAATTGCTCCTAGCGATGTTGTCTTCTCAGGTATTGCAACTGGTACGGCTGGTTTTGTTAAGATTGGAACTGGAGGTGCATTAACCAGAGGTGCGATTGCTTACACAGACCTACCTACATCCTCACTAACTGGTGTTACTACTGACGGCATTGCTCGTAAAAAGACAGGAACATTAACCGCCGACTCATCTACAACCGCATTTGCTATTAACCACCAGTTTGGACAATGGGTAACTGCACAGATATTCGATGCCAGCGGAAACTTGGTTGAAGTAGATGTTCTAAACGCCTCAGCTTCAAGCGGAACTACGACATTTACATTTGCAGTTGCCCCTACTACCGGAACTAACTACCAATACGTAATTATCGGCTAGGATTAGTCCATGGCTAGATTATTTAAAACCTCTGTAACCGTTGAAGGTAATATTACTTCAACTGGAACAGTTACCGCAGTAGCAAAATCCTTCCTTATCGATCACCCAACGAAGCCAGGAAAGAAACTTCGCCACGGCTCCCTTGAAGGCCCAGAGAATGGCGTCTACGTTCGTGGACGCTCTAAGTCTAGAGAAATCGAGCTACCAGATTATTGGACCGAATTAGTAGATGAATCTACAATTACAGTGGCTCTTACCCCTATCGGCAAACGAGCAAATCTCTTCATTAAAGAAATTAAAGATAACAAAATTTTTATTGGTGGAAAAAAGAACGTTGAGTATTTCTATACAGTATTTGCTGAAAGAAAAGATATACCTAAGCTGATTGTTGAGGAATAATGGGCATAGCGTACAACTCTTCTCCTGTAATTGACGGGTTAGGTTTTAGTCTTGATTTTGCAAACACTAAAAACTATTCTGGCTCAGGCTCCGCAACAACAGACTCTATAATTCCAGCCACTGGTGCCCTATCAAACGCAAGCTACTATAGCTACGATTCAGGCACTAAGTCCATGAACTTTACTAGAGACGCTGTCTCGGTAGCTGGAAGTTCCCACGCGGCAACGCTAACGGGGGCTTTAGCTGCATCAACATTTTTATACACAAGTTTTTCCGTAGAAATTCTAGCCAGAATCAATGACTTAGCTCCAGGAGGATATAACGCTAACGAAACTGAAAGTTTTCTTTGCGGATATCAGGGCTACCACGCAGGGTTTTCATACACCTCATCATCATTTAGATTCGGTATGTGGAACGGAACTTCTTTTGGTGTATTGAGCACCACTGCAGGAACTTCTTCTGGCAATGTTATTCAAGGACAATGGTTTCACGCTGTCTTTACTAGGTCTGGAACCACTAACACTATTTACATAAATGGCGTTTCCGTAGCAACCAACACTTCATCTACATCCAGCGGTAATCCAGGAATAACTAATAACTATAAAATAGCTAACGGTAATGGTGGCACAGGTCCCTACGCTTACTACTGCAAATGCAACGTGGCTTTAACTAGATTGTATACAAAAGCATTGTCTGCAGCTGAAGTCCAACAAAACTTTAACTCTGTTAGAGGTAGGTACGGACTATGAGCCTAAACCATTCGCCTCAAGTTGTTACCGATTCTCTAGTTTTATGTCTAGACTCCGCTAACCTTAAATCTTATCCAGGCTCAGGAACTACTTGGACAGACTTGAGCAGCACAAACATCGGAACATTGACAAGCGGACCAACCTATAGCAGCACAAATAATGGCTCTATTCTTTTCGATGGCGTTGATGATTTTGTAAGCGTTCCAAACAATGCAGCTTTGCAGTTTACTCTAGCTCAGTCATTCTCACTATCCGTATGGGCTAAACCGGCAGTCCTACCAAGCAAGTGGGTAGGAATTGTCACAAAATCTAGGGACACATCAAACTGGTACGGAATCTGGATAAACCCAGACAACAACATCGTTTTTGGTGGCGGCGGAGATAATTTTATCGGACCAGCAGCAACAACCAACTGGCAGAATATTGTCATAACCAAAAACGATACCACTAGGTATATATACATAAATGGCGTATTGTCTCTAACAACAACTGCAACGCAAGCCACAAACGGTTCTGGGGCAATGTACATAGGAAAAGGTACATCTTCAGAATGCTTTAACGGGAATGTCTCAAACGTTTCTATCTACAACAAACTGCTGTCTGCAGCCGAGGTCCAACAAAACTTCAATGCCCTAAGAGGAAGGTACGGAATTTAGCATGGCTATAGTTGTAGGACAATCTCCAGAAACCTTAGGCTGGTTTAAAGTTTACGAATGGACTACGTTTGCCGATGTCGCCTCATTCGCTTACACAATAAACAACTCCGCAACAGCCCCCTCATTTACCCGCATACTGTATCAACTTGTATTTGATGTCTACTCAGTGTGGTGTGAGGTAGACGACTTTACATCCAACACAGCCAATAGGACTGGCGTCCCACTAACTTGGGTTTGGGATAGCTCGGTTACAAACTTAAAAGTGTATTACAGTGTAAACTCCACTGGATTCCCTGGAACTAACGCCTCTACCGTCTACTCACGTACCGCAGCAACTGGTAAAATTAACTTCTGGCCTAGCGACTATGGAGCTGGACCAGACGGCCTCTTTGACTCAACAGATACAGGTCCCGGCACTTCAAACGGCTATGGTTCATTCCAAGTCTTTGACACCACCACCACTCCGCACCATTGCATTTTTGCTTGGAACCAGTGGGGTGGCGGAGATTATGGATTCGGCAATAGAAGTACGTCAAACCCAGACTGGACTTTTGCAGGGAATTCAGCCGCTGTACCACCAAAACTTGGAAGGGTGTTTGTGAAATAAATGGCAAACTCAGATAAAAATATATTAATTACGCCAGCAACAAACACGTCTGGCGACCCTAGAATTGTCTACACCCCAAACACAGCGGCTAACGTAATTACCCAACGTCTAACAGACTCTGGAACTCTTAGCTTTGAAGGCTCCGCAGGTCAGCTATTCTCTATTACCAACTCGCTTACTGGAACGCTATTTTCTGTAAACGATATTTCAGGTATTCCGTCTATCGATGTTGCTGATACGGGACTAGTTCGCATAGCTCCATTTAGCGGAACCTTAGCTATCGGTAGCACAGCTGTCGTAACTTCTGGTGGAGTTAGTGCCAAAGGTTCTATTACAACCACTGCAACTACACAGCCAGGTTTTATCGTCAAAGGTATAGCCAGCCAATCGGCCAACTTAATTGAGGTACAGAATAGTTCCGGAACCGTTTTAGCTAGATTTGCGTCTACCGGCCAACTACTAGCCCCTAGCATTGTTGGAACAGCATTTCAAATTACTTCTGGTGGAGTTTTCTCTAATGGGACAACTTCAGCACCGGCTAACACACAGGCTTATTTTTTATCTACTTCAGCAACTAATGCTGGTTTAGTTGTTCGCGGTGCAGCGAGCCAATCGGCCAATCTCCAAGAGTGGCAGACTTCAGCAGGAACCGTCTTAGGCGGCGTGACAGCAGCAGGCAGATTATATGTTCAACGTCAAGAAGGCATCCAGTTTATGGATGGCGTAGCTACTTTACGTTCACGCATATATTCCAGCGGTAATAACGGTATCTACTTTGATACTGGTGGCGGAGCTGTTCGTGTTCTAACGCTAGATGGCGGCAGCGAAACCATAACAGGAAACCTATTCTACCCATACTCGTCTGGAAGAATTGGCCTAATTGTTCGTGGAGTAGCAAGCCAATCGGCCAATCTCCAAGAGTGGCAGGATAGTTCAGGGAATATACATTCTGGAATACTCTCTACTGGATTCTTATTTGTCGGTGGTTCAAGTTCTGCTGGTGGTCAAATAGGCATTACTGCTGAAGCTGCAACAAATCGTGGCATGGTTATTAAGGGTGCAGCGAGTCAATCGGCTAACCTCCTTGAGATACAGAATAGTTCTGGAACAATTTTATCTAGAATCGACTCTGGCGGAAACCTAAAAGCAACTAACGTAGCAACACTTAACAGCATTGGTCAACTCGCTGAATCAAATAGCGGAGCATTGTTTGTTATGGGTAGAGCAACAGCACAGGCGTCATCTCCTGGACTTAACACTGGTACCATATATTTCCGTGACGGAACTACTGCCGGAACCCTGAGACTTGCTACCAGAACAGGTGCTTCAGGTGTAGAAGAAACAATTGTAGACAACTTGTCAAGCACTGGCTCAACAGCAGGTGCTCAGTTTGTTGGAGCAGGTGGAATTAACACCGCTGGAGCATTGATAACAACTTCTTCTGTAACCACAGGTGCAGCACTAAACCTAAACTACTCATCTCCAACTATTGCATCTAACAACGCTTCTGCTGCAAGCATTTTTACAGGAACTGTTACTGGTGTAACCATAGGTTCTTCAACTATTAAAACCACTGCGTTCCCAGCAGATGGAACAACTTCTACAGCTACAGCCGGTACAGGGTACATGGGTATGCCTCAAAACTCAACAACTTCAGGTGCCTATACCGTAGTTGCAGCTGACGCTGGTAAACACCTTTACTCTGCTAACACTCGCACAGTCACAATTAACTCAAACGCCAACCTTGCTCTGCCAGTTGGTACTACAGTTACTTTTATTTCTGGTCCAGGTGCAACAACAACTATTGCTATCACAACAGACACTATGTATCTAGCAGGGCCGGGAACTACAGGTTCTAGAACTCTCGCTCCATTCGGCATGGCAACTGCAGTAAAGACAGGAACTACGTCTTGGTTTATTAGCGGAAACGGGCTAACGTAATGACCGGCGCAGTTATGGGACTTATTGGCGCACTTAAAGCGGCCGCTCCGCCAGCTCCTTCATTGTTTAGGTGTACAAGTTTTCAAGTTTCTATCGGTTGTTGCTCCACTACTTCCGACTGTGGAGAATTGGGTGCTGGAGTTTCCTGCTCTCCTGCGGGTGGAAACTTTACTCCAGGTGCCTGTGAGTAGTACACTCACTATAGGAGAAAAATGCTTACTGATGAATCTTTGATATTTACTTACAACGGCACTAGAGGAGTTCCCCTCGTCTGGGTAATCGACACTGAGTGTCTATATGACTTAGCGTTATCTCAAGAACACGCTGCTATTTTTACTGAGGCAGATGCTGTGGTAGACATCTCAGAAGATTACCCAGAGCACGAAGGCGTAACAGTTCGCTTTCTAAAAGAAGGTCAAGTATTAGAAGAACTACAAACTTCAGAATACTTCGGCAGTATTTTACTAAGCAGCCCGCAAGTCTTAAATCTTATGGACTATCCTTACGGGATGTATGTAATGTCACCAAACGCCCTATTTGTGGATAACGAGTTTGTTATTCTAGAAACAGATATGTCTACTTTAAAGAGGTTCCACGGTGAGCACTGAACCTAAAAAATCCCGCTGGGAAGAGTATAAAGAGAAAAACGGCGTAACACCGCTAGATTTGCTAAACCCTAAAACTCGCAAGATAGACGAAAGCCATGCTGAAGACCGCATGTCTATCTGTAAATCTTGCCCGGAACTGATACAATCATTAAAGCAATGTAAACAGTGTGGCTGTTTCATGGAGTTCAAAACAAAACTAGAAGCGGCAAAGTGCCCTCTAGGTAAATGGTAAAACTAAGGAAAAATAAAATGGCATTTAATGTACCTAACGAAACAAAAATCCAGTTGCTGACCCAACGTATCGAGGCTCTAAACCTTGAAGGCTACCAGCACGAACTAAATAAGAAAGCCGCTGAAGCATCTGAAAACGAAGAAGCAGTGACTAGGGCCGAAGAAGCTATTGCAATTATTGAAGCAGCTATAGATTTTGCCCAGTCCGAGCTAGATAGTTTAGAGGCTTAATCTAACTTTTTTGTCCTAGGCTCTTGTTCTGGACGTCTGACAAAAATAACCCCATCATGCTTCATCTCGCAACAGCGAGCAAGTTGATTTACAACAAAACGCTGACCGCATACCGCACAGGCGTTTGAATCATTTCCAGCATTTGCAGACATAATCCTACTTTTGGCTATAAAGTTATGTCTTAATTATCTCACATCTTGAATAGTGCAGTTAGCTTTATTTATTGTTATTTAGCATAATTTCAGAAACAAAGCGTCCGTTAAAAATGTATTCTCCCGCGTGATCCACTGCTACCCATGGAGCGGCATAGACTTTTCCACCAAGCTCTCTCCACTTACGACAGAAGTGGTAGTCTTCAGAAAGCAAAATACCTTCCGGAGTAATGCTAGTTGCAAAAAATTCTGTAACCATTTTGTCAAACTCAAAATCACCCTGATCATTATTTAAAGCGTACTTTTGACAGTGCGGTTCCATCTTTTTAAAAACATTTCTTTTAATTGCCATAAGACCTGTAGCAACTTCAGTAACTTCTACCGGTTCAGATAGTTTTACCTGAGTTTCTCCCGGCAAAAGATTTAAAGCAAAAATTCCAGAGTGCTCAGCCAAGTTTTCTTTTCCAGCAAGCACCGCTTTTCTCACAGTGTCCCAGTTTATATTTTTCATAGGGTATATACCACCGATGATGTCTTTATTAGATTTAAGCATTTTTACAACATCAGCCGAATTAAAGCCTTCGTCTGCGTCTACGAATAGCAAAATTTCAGAGTTGCTTTTTAAAAACTCATAAACAAGATTATTTCTTGCTCTAGTAATCAAACTTTCGTTATATATTTTAGAAAATGCAACTTCATGACCTTCTTTAATTAGAGCAAAGGTCAGAGCCATAATGCTATCTACGTATATTCCTTTACAGTTTCCACCGTACATTGGGGTTGCAATAAAAACTTTCATTAAGACCTTTGCGTGTTTGTGTTGTATAGACATACTAACATACTTTTTGTAAAAACTAGTCCATTTTAGCTACACCTGTGATACTATATGCGTATAGAAAAAGGAATGTAATGACTCAATTTATTGGTTTATCTGGGTGGGCTAAGTCTGGAAAAGATACTGTAGCTCAGTATTTGGTCGAAAACCACGGCTTTACACGAATATCGTTTGCTGACCCAATGAGGGAAGCCCTACTAGCGTTAGACCCCTACGTACCATACATGGGGCTCCACATGAGGTTGTCTGGAGTTATACATTTTCGTGGCTGGGACAGCGCAAAGCGGGATGTTCCTGAAATCCGTGAGCTCTTACAGCGTTTCGGTACAGAAGTTGGACGCAATATGTTTGGTCAAAACTTTTGGGTAGAACAAGCTATTGAAAGAGCTACTAGATACGAAAAAGTAGTTTTTTCTGACTGCCGATACACTAACGAAGCAGACGCAGTTAAGAGTGTTGGGGGCGTTGTGTGGAGAGTCTCTAGACCTGAAGTGTCTGCAGTAAACGACCACACTTCGGAACAAGATTTAAATAACTACGCATTTGGTGCGCACATCGACAATGACTCAACGATAGAAAATTTACACACGCTTATTGAAAATCAGTTGGGGCTATCGTGGCCGAGCAGGGTATAGCTTTACTCTACGCTCGTGTATCGACACAGCTTCAAGTAAATGACGGAGTATCCCTAGACGTTCAAGAACGTCAACTACGCCAAGCAGCCGAGCTAGCCGGATATACAGACTTCGAGCTTGTGCGTGAAGAAGGTCGCTCAGGCAAGTCAATTACGGGCCGTCCGGCTCTTACAGAGGCTTTAAAACGTCTTGATACTGGAACTGCCTCCGCTCTCTTTGTGACGCGTATTGACCGCCTAGCCCGTTCTACAAAGGACTTTTTGAGCATCATTGACCGAGCCAATGCAAACAAGTGGCGTCTGGTTATGCTTGATCTAAATCTTGACACAGCCAGCTATCAAGGACGCTTTGTGGTGACAATTATGTCTGCCCTAGCCGAGATGGAACGTGGCATTATTGCTGAACGTCAAAAGGACGTCCACAAAGATCGACGAGCCCGTGGCGTTGTGTGGGGCGTAGACATGGGGCCTAGAAATAAAACTTCCGAAGAAGTAAAACAAAGAATTTTTTCAGAACGAGAAGCTGGGGCTTCATATAGAAGCATCGCTAATGGGCTAAACAAAGACAACATACCGACACAAAATGGACGCCAGTGGTATGCAACAACAGTAAAAAACTTAGTAGATTCTTTTAATAAAAAAGATTAGACATGTAAAAAGGGGCCGAAAAGATTTTCGACCCCTTTATGTCTCTCACCCGAGTACACGTATATATTCTACCTTAGTAGCGTTAGACTGCTGCTATCCCACTAAAAGCAAACGGGTTACTTTGCAATGAGTTATAATCTGGAACTGCAACCGGTGGGAGGATTCTACCAACAACTTCTGCCTTAGAACCTGTACCCTCAACCTTTACACCCCTATCAGACAACTTACGCTGGAAGTTAGTCTGAGCTAATGGTCTCTCACCACGGTCTTCACACCAATAGCGGTACGTAATGTATATCGACTTTATTGGAGTGCGAGCATCGTCAACAACTCGTGTGTGTTCTTCTAGGAAGATACCGATTCTATCTTCATTCTTACGATAAATTTCAGCAGCTTCTTGAACCGCAGTACACCAACCCAGTGGGTCACGAGCAGATGAGTTCAAATATTTAATGGCACCCTCAACAGCCCATGAAAGAATAGCAGGCAATCCGCCCTCAGGATCAAACAAATATGCCTTTAGGTCAGGGTCTGGATTCTGAGGAACGTTGCTCCATGGAATAGGACGAATACGACGCCACATGGCATCGTCGTTGATTTGCGGTCTGTGGTTAGTTGTAATCCACAACTTAGCTTGAGCCTTAAATGTGAATGGCTTTTCACCCGGAGAACGAGCAGAGATTTCAGATGAACCAGTCAACTTCTTGACAGCGTTTTCTTTCATACGCTCAGACTCTGGCAACTCGTCAACCCAAACCATACGACGACCACGAAGTTCGGCCCAGTGATACAAGTCAGTGCTACTAGTTGCATTTCCAGTGTCAGCAAGAATGTTAGAGTCAAGTGGCCAAGCATATTGCTGAGTATTTAGAGCCTTAACAATTGCTTCAACAAATGTGTTCTTACCAGAACCCGGAGGACCATAGACCAAAAATAAAACGTCTTGATTGTTTAGACCAGTGAGTGTGTAGCCAACTGCTCTTTGAATCCAGTCTTGAAGTTCTTTATCTCCACCAGTAGCAAAGTCAATGAACTGCTCCCAACGCACGTTACGCATACCAGCGGTATATGCAACGTCAGTTCTTTTTGTGATGTACAAATCTGGACGACCTCTAAGAAGCTCACCAGTGCGTAGATTGATAACACCATTATCTACACCAAGTAGGTACTCATCCCCATCCCAAGACTCAACTGGCACAACAATGCGCGGGTCAGAGTTTGCGCTGTCAATAGCAGAGTTCAAACGTGAGTTTGACTTAGCTTGATTAGCCCATTTCAAAACTTCATTCTTTTTGTCTTGGTCCTCATACTTCATAACTTCAGCCGCAACAATAGCAGGGATACGTTTAGCTAGTTCGTGCATACCTAGGTCTTCGGCATCTGGACGCCAATAACTTCCGTCCCAAATAAACCAACCGATTCCTGGAGTGTATCTAATCGATGAACCAAAAGAGTCAACCATGCGACGACCGTTACCAATATCAGATAAGGATCTTCTACCAGGATCTCCACCCTCGATAGCAGAAAGTGCATCAGGGTCTTTAGGAAGATCGACGTTACCACTGCTAAATGCGTCTGAAATAGAAACACCGCTGTGAGCAGCATCTGAAATCATTGCACCAACTGAACCATGCATACGTTCAGTTTCAGGTGAAGAATCGTTTTCTTGTGTCGGCGCAGATTGTCTAGGAGCAGACGAAGTTTGCTGAGCAGAAGTTATAGTTTCTATTTGGTTACGACGAGCCCAATCTTGAGCCCCCGGCCAAATCAAATCCCCCACTGGGTTGTTAGCAACAAAGTCAATAGCACGACGAACGTGCATCAGTAGTCCACCTTGACCCTCAAGTTCTAGAGGCGGGCGAACTTTTTCGTGGTTAAAACGAATCATCAAAGTTTCAACAGCAAGTTTATTTGCTTCAGAGTCAACGTTCATCTTGTTAGCAATCGCACAAGTAAGTCTGTAAATATCTACGGCACGAGAACCCTCTTCAATACCTTCTTCAAGGAACTTGTTGATGTCAACTTTTTCACCATCAGAGTTCAAATCTCCAAGCCAACTCCAATCGCCTTGACCCAAAGATGTACCACGACCACGACTACTCTTTTTACGAATAGCGCTTAGTAGTTCTTCAGGTGCATCAGCCATTTCAATTTGCCATGGAGCTCTGTTCTCTGCCCAGTCATATGTAACACCTGAACCGTGTCGGCTAGGTGCAACCATAACGTAACCGTTGTGCTTGATGTCGATACCACCTAAGCCAGCAGCTTTTAGGTTTCCAACAAACTGCTCACCATCTTCAACCTTGAAATATAGGTGACGTCCTCTAACTTCTTTTCCTAGGTAGTTGTATACACCTGTATATGCTTCAACGGTTGGAGGTAACTCAAACCCAAGCATTTCTTCAAACTTTTCAAATGAATCAATACCGCCAGAACGCGGGTCAATATCAATAACAATAAATCCAGAACCCTGACAGTAGACACCGATGTTCGCGTCTGGGTTTCTAGTCCACCAACCTAAAACTGTTTCTAGATTGTCTGTGGAGCGAGTGTTCCACTCGCCGATGATTGGGTGCTTTCCAACATCTTTAGGTTCAGCGTGTTTGTCATTACAAGTACAACGCCCGCCATCAGTGATACCAAAACATGGCAATATCTTCCAACCATGCTGAGCGTACCAAGTAACGCCTTTAGATAGTTTTTCGTGATGTGTCGCTGGAGTCAAAGACATCGTTATAAATCCTTTTCGTTGGTGAAACTAAATTAAGATAATACACCCTAGGCAGGGAAAATAGCGAATTAACGCCAATAATTTTTTTCATGTTTTGACAGTGTAGCACGCCTAGGGCTAATCACCAAAGTCAGATTGTTATACAATTATACATAAGTTTTAGATACCTATTATTTGGAAGACCCATGCCCCTAGACATAGTATTAACTACATCTGCAGTAATCACCGCTATCGGGATTATTGTCGGCGGAATCGTCGCCATCTATAGAATAGCACAAAAAATCAGCAAATCCATTGGTCTGGACTCAAAAGGCCGCACTCTTTCCGAACGCTTAGATAAAGTAGAACACCAGCTCTGGGAAAATGGCGGAAGTTCACTAGCTGACAGGGTTAACAGCATTGAAGCTCATGCCATAAAATCAACAGCGGAACTAGAGCTTATCAAAAACTTCCTAATCCCGGCTCAACCGTCTCAGCCGGCTAAAAAAACAAGATTAAAAAAAGTTAGCTAATTCTCAACAAAAAACCATTTTTTGCTGTATTATCTTTAATGACACAACTACATCATGAAGGAGTACGACATGTCTTTATCCAATCGTTTGCAAAACGCATCGCAAACTGCAAAAGCCTCTGTATGCAAAATTGGTAAGCTATTACTGGCAGAACAGCTTTCGCAAGAAGATAAAGTGTATCTATCAACTATTCTGGATGTTCCAGAAAATGACCCCAACCGAGTAACCAACGCAGCCTTAGCAAGAGTATTGCGAGAGGAAGGTTTCGACATCTCAGACAGTTCTGTTGATCGGCACCGTCGTCGCGACTGCAGTTGCTACAGAAAGACAGCAAGATGAGTTTATCTAAAAAACTAGAAGATTTAGCAAGTCCAGGAAAAAGTGGATCAGACACTAAAGGACTAAATACTCCAGAGAATTGGAAACCGCGTTTAGAGGTGGACGAGAATGGTGGCTATTTAATCTCCACGCCACGCCCAGCAGGACAAGTCCCTGATGCAGAAGACGTTCTAAAAGAATTTGAACTAGACCCTAACTCATGGTCAGTCACATCACTTCGTAAATCACGTTGGCAGACATACAGCGGAGAGTGGCTAGAAGCAGTTCGAGTCAGTCTAGCCCCAGCATCTGCTGTCGCCGAAGAACGTTTGGATGCAGAACAACTCATAGATGAAATTAAAAAGTGGCGTCCAGAACGTGGCACACGTCAATCAACAGGCGGTGGTGCATACACTGTTGTACCTAGCGACCAGCAGATTGGTAAAAAAGCAAACGGTCAGGGAACACAACAGTCTATAGACAGACTTCTACATCTAACCGAAGCATCTGTAAACAGATTCCATGAGTTAAAAAAGATGGGATTAGATTTAGGAACGATTGTTCTAGCACTTCCAGGAGACCACGTCGAGGGTCTTACAAGTCAGAACGGACGTTTGCAAGGTCAAGCAGCATCTGACCTAGGACTGACTGAACAGGTTCGTGTTGCACGTCGTTTGCTTATGGCACAGATTAAAGCGTTGGCCCCACTAACCGAGCACATGATTGTCCCGGTCATTAACGGAAACCACGATGAAGTAACTCGTCAAGTTGCTGCTGACCCAGCAGATGGATGGAACGTTGAGATTGCATCAGCAGTTCAAGATGCTTGCGCTGAAAATCCAGCACTACAACACATCGAGTTTAGATACCCAGCCTCTGGACATCAAACTCTAACTGTTGATGTTAATGGAACTATGCTTGGACTATTTCACGG